TTTTTTTTTTTTTTTTTCTATTTCTTTGAGATTGATATAGTCCATACACACATTGATATATAGGTTCAGCTCATCTGCGGTTAAATCAGGCTTATCCCATGTAGATCTTATATACTCGGACTCTAAAAGCTCTCGGTTTTGCTTTGTAGGATAAGCATTGATTACCTGCACAAACCTAGGTGCAGAAAGATAGGTGAGCAATCTTTCGAGACACTTTCTATCCGTAACGCTTATTTTTCCCACCTCAAATTCTTTAAAAACTACCTTGTTCACCTTTTTTATGACAGTACTCATGATCTTAGGTGGGGCATATCGATCTCCTGTTATTTCATCTCGAAGATTAGTGACGCTGGGAAACTCTTTGTTAATAAAATCAGATAATGCAACAAATTTTGCGCTTTCGTAAAATCCTCTATGGTTAGTTTCGTCGGTCCATAATAGCTGGGCGATTTCCCGTTTAGTCATCTCCGCGCAGTAATGCCGGTGCACAAAATCCTTTTCGCTGTCTTGCAAGAAATACTTACTGCTTTTTTTCTTGACTTTGGTCCGATACTCAAAACCCTTATCTACCCAAAACTTTCTCAATGCTCGCCCGCGAATCGTACTTCCTTTTTCATTAGGGTCATCAAACAGCTTTTTTGCAGCCTCATTTAAATCTCCGTCCAATTCCTTAAACAACTCAATGCCAGTTTCTTTTTCTTGTTTTGAAAGAACGTAATTACTCATAAAAAATATCCTCCTTATCTATAATTTTTTTAGCCATATTCTTGTATTGGTTTTTCAAATTTTTAATTTGCTTGTACCCCGCTTTTCTTCCCTTCTCGTTGCTTTTGTATCCCAAGATCCTCGCAACCTCATCTTCGCTTATACCATCTACAAATAACATTTTATATACAAAATAATGCCGTGGAGTTAGACGGTCCATCATTTTGGAATGAAGAGTAAACGTTGCCCTGCTTATATCAAAGTGATCTGAGGGTTCGGTATTTTGGGTATATGCGTGAAACTCTAAAGAAAGGGGCATTTTAATATCAAACGCATTTTTTTTAGTTTTTTCCCATTTAGCAAAAAGATCGCATTCGTTACACTGTAAGCCGCTCGGAGTCAGCGCACACAAAGCAGAAACTTGACTATCCGCCTGTTCTTTAGATTGATTGTGTTCGCAGTTAAGGCAGGGGCGCGCAAAGTTGGAATAATTATTCCGTAAAATATTTTTCAATTGATTCGAAATAATTTTATTGACCCACGGCTCAAGCGGTCGCGCCTGATCCCATTGGTTCCATTTTTTAAAAATATGAGCACGAATAATTTGAGCTACGTCATCAAAGTCGAACCACGCAATGGCATGTAAATGCCATTTATAGTACCTCTTGCGTATCTCGTTATCTATTACATGCGACTTATCTTCGTAGGTGTCACTCTGCTCCATCCTCAGTTACTGATGACTGTCGTATTGATGCGCATTCTGCTGTAGACTGAGAAAGTAGTTGTTTTTTTGTTTGCGTTTTGTGTCCTTTAATCGAAGCAGGTATTCTGCTTTCGTTCGTTGGCGACATAGGACTATCAAACAAATTCCCCAACGTAGTCTTGCCACGATCCATTTCAATAGAATAATCTAATTTTCTAAGTTCAGGGACAGCCTCAAGACCTTCTTCCTCTTCGTTATCTTTGGAAGCTACTGCGGACCCCATCTCAAATTTTTCCCCACAAGTTTGACAAAACTTTGGTTTGTTTAAGGTGTAAGCCGCTTTAGCTCCGCATTCAGGACAAAATATACTAGCCATTTTTATATATTTTTAATTTTTGGGATGTTTTCAATTTTATTTACTATAAATTTTAAAATTTCGCTTCTCATTATGTCATCTGTGGTGAACTCAAAACAATGAATACCCTCGTCTGAGCTCTCCTCATTATTAAAGGCTTTCCACATTGTACGGAAACCTGTTTTCCCGTTAATATCTGACTGGAGGGGGTCCCCGCAAATGAACATTTTTGTCTTTTTACCAATGCGTGTTACTAGAGTCACGAGCTCTTTAAGCGTGAAGTTTTGAGATTCGTCAGCAATAATCAACTTATTAGACCAATTGGCGCCCCTTAAATAATTAACAGGGGCTGCTGAAATAATCTTTTCTTCTGTGAGCATTTTAATTTGATCGCTTGCTAAAATCTCTTGCATCTTATCGGTCAACGGCATCATAAACGGGTGAAATTTTTCCTCCACATCTCCGGGTAAATGCCCTAACCCCCTGTCTGCACTCTCTACAATTGTTCGAACATAAAAAATATCCAAATCATTATTGTCGTTAAAAAGCCTCAGCGCTGAATAAACCGACATGAACGTCTTCGCACATCCCGCGGGACCCGCTATAAACATTATTTTTGTTTTTTCGTTAAATGCTTTTTGTAAAAAAACTTTTTGTTTATCTGTTAAATCAAAATGTTTAAAGTTTAATTTATACTTGCTTTCCGTTATCGGCAAAATTTTTTCCGTCACTTTAGGTTTCTTACGCCTAGTTGCCATATGTTCGTATATAATTACACTTGACTAATGATTTGTCCCCCTTATTATAAAAAGAAATGATATTTCATGTATTGTCAATTCCGATACACCCTACTTGCAAAGAAATCACCATTTGCGCATTTACCCAAAAAGTTTACAAGTTTTGTGCGGAAATGTTCAAAAGAGGACATACTGTTTATCACTATGGCCATCCAGACTCCAAGGTGCCATGCAGCGAACACATTAACGTTATTTCCCGCCCCACATACGATGATCACTTCAATGGGCAAAAGTGGCAGGATTTTTTATCTCAAAAAATAGAAAATAAACTACATGAAGAATTTAATACAAACGCCGCTCGCGAGGCACTAAAACGCCGTCACAGCAAAAACGATCTCGTGTTGGCTTTTTGGGGTATCGGGCATAAAAGCGCATGTGAAAAACTGAAAGATAGCATGATCGTTGTCGAGCCCAGCATAGGTTATGATTCTTTCTTTGCTCACTTCAGAGTATTTGAATCTTACGCCCATCTCCACAAATTACTGGGAGGAGCGCAGCAGAATCACCCCTCCCCAACTGATCATGTAATACCCCCCGGGTTCACTCCTAGTGATTTTGAATTTAGCGAAAAAAAGGAAGATTACTGGTTATTTTTAGGGCGTATGGTAGACGGTAAAGGGGTGCATATAGCTGACCAGCTCTCTCGAGCTTTGCGGCAGCCAATCAAATTTGTTGGCCCCCAAAACCTTAAAACAACCCTACCTAAAGATAATCCTTATGCCGAATTCATTCATACAGTTAGCCATGACGAAAGAAAACACTTGCTAAAAAAAGCAAAAGGGCTTCTGATGCCTACTTTGTACATGGAGCCTTGTGGGTGGTCTATGATAGAAGCTTGGTTTTCAGGAACCCCTGTTTTAACCACAGACTGGGGGGCGCCTTCTGAATATAATCGTCACCACAAAACCGGCTTTAAATGCCGAAGTCTAAACGAGTTTTTTCACGCTGCCGCCATGGTTGATACCATCAGCCCTCATTATTGCCGCCAATACGCCGAGGCACAATTTCACATATCTCACATCATGAAACGATACGAAACTTACTTTGAGTTTTTAATCAACGAAAAAGATCATGGGTTAGAGGGGCATCTTTACAATCGCTGTTCCTTTACGGCCCAACGTTTTTTAGTGTAAATTTGCATAGAAGATCTCATTATAAAAAGGCATTGAAATGAAAAAAAAAGCATTTACGCTTATTGAATTGTTGGTAGTTATTGCTATCATTGCAATTTTGGCAGCTCTTCTTCTCCCAGCCCTTGGCTCAGCCAAACAAACAGGGTGGCAAGCAGCATGCATAAACAATCAACGGCAACTTAACCTCGCTTACACGCAGTTTGCAGGAGACCATGAAAATAGGTTCCCTTACGCCTCGGCTTGGGCTGGTGAACCTACGGGCATGTGGGCATGGGTTGCCGATAGCATGAGCGGAAACGGTCCATGGGGACAAACCCGTAGACCTCTCTTTTTCTCACCTTTAAAACCTTACGCAGGCATGGATATATACCATTGTCCGGGAGATAAGTCAACTGTTACAGTTAATGCTAAGATTATAAACAGGCCGCGTTCCTATAGCATAAACCTCTTTGTCGGTGGTTGGTCGGGGTGGCCTTGGTTGTCAGATACCCAATACAAAGTTCATCATACTTATGACGATGTGCATAACTCTAGTCAATTGTTTACTTTTATTGAAATGCCTCCTCAATCTATTAATGCTGGGAACTTTAGAGTAGCACCAACGCTTAAAAATGGTGAGAGTTTTTTTTCTCAAGACTGGCCGGGAGTTTATCATAACAAAGGTTCTGTTATCTCTTTTGTGGATGCGCATGTAGAATTTAAACGGTGGCTTGAACAAGACACAATAAATATATCATCCGATGCGATGGATCCGACAACCAATACAGATAAAATAGTAAGCCCCAACAACAGGGATTTAGCTTGGCTTAGACAAAGAGCAATTGTACCAGATCCTAATACTCATAGATGGTACGGGGGAGGAGGGGGTATAGGTAGATACAATAGAACCGGGAATCATCGCAATATAGATGGTACGGTGTATGCTTCATGGGGTTGGTATTGGAATGATAGTTGGGGACACCACCCAACATGGAAGCCTGTTTATTAGTAAAAAATGAAAGATTTAGCGCCAGATATTTTTAGGAAAAGAATGATCGTAGAAGGAACGCTTAAGCAGCCTTTCGCTCCACTAGATATGATTAGTTACTGTAAAAAAGTTACCGACGTGTTAAAAATGACACGAATTTCTTCTCCTTTTTGTAGTCATGATTCTAAATATGGTTGGTGTGCGTATATGCACTGGAAAGAGTCTGGAATACATATTTATTCTTGGGGAAGAAAGAGTCTGGAATACATATTTATTCTTGGGGAACTAGGACCCCTCCCTTCTTTTCAATAGACATATATACATGCAAAGATTTTGAAGAAAATCACGTCGTAGACTTTACAAAGGCCTTCTTTGGTAATAATTTAATTGAGTTGTCATGCGGAAACTGAAGTCTTTTGGAAAGGGCTTTACCCTAGTAGAGCTATTGGTGGTCATCGCCATCATCGCCATCTTGGCCGCTCTCCTCCTACCAGCTCTTGGCAAGGCTAAATCAATTGCACAAAGAGCAGCATGCATTAACAATGAAAAACAGCTACAAATGGCTCACACAATATTCAGTGACGACCATGGCGATAAAATATTATATTCAAGCTCTTGGAAGTATGAAAAATGTTCTAAGTATACATGGGCACCGGGAAGTTTGAATCTCTCTAAATATCTAAATAAAGCGCAATTTCTAGAAAAAACTCCCCTTTTTCCTTACGTGGGCAAATCTGTTGGGGTATTTAAATGCCCAGCGGACAAGGACATGCTCAGAATAACAAACAAGGCTGGTGAGTTAAGACAGATCTTCCCGCGCCATAGGAGCTATAGCATGAATATCCACGTAGGAGGGTGGGCTGGCTGGCCAGTGGAAAATGATAAAGAATGGAAAGTGTACCACAAACAACAAGACATAGAGGTTCCATCTAATATTTTTACTTTTATAGAGATGCCATTTGAGTTTATAAATGCTGGCTGCTTTAGGGTGGTAATGAATGAAGGAGCACCTACGCATAAAGTATA